TACTAATACACCTTCGTTATCAGCTGCCTCTAAATTATTAGTACCATCAGTGATAGTATTTGCATCTGTTACAGTGTATGGAGTTTTACCACCTTGTTGAGTGTCTCCTGCGTTTACGTTTGGTCCGCCGATGAAACCGTTTAATGAAGTTACTGGACCTTTAAATGTAGTGTTTGCCATAATGTTATCCTCCTAATTACATTGACATAGTCTTTAGGCCGTCGACTATACTCGTCTATGCCAATTATTTTTTGTATAGTGATTAAATTATATAGAAGTTTTGTAAGAAGTGCAAGGTATCCCCGTGAAGTGAAACCACTTTTGAATAAAAGATATCCTAGTTAGCTTGCATAAAGATGATTTTCACCATCTTTAATATTTCTAGGACTCTCTTGATTCTTTAAGATAGATCGTATTACTGTTTTGATCTGATCTCCAAGAACTGACATTTCGGGTGTTACAAGTCCGCCATTTTCAAGAAACAGCTCGTTCCATTTAGACTCGAGCTTGAGTTTCTTCGCGAACAACACCATGTTGTCTTGAGCCATCATTAACCTCCTCATAGGTTATATAGAATCCACCTGTGTACTTTAATGGATTCGGCTCCCAGTTTATATCTTTTTTTGCGATAAAGTCAATTATATATTTATGCAGTTCTTTTACATCAGATATGCTTTTTTCTGTTTCTATTTGAAATTTCGTTTGAACGTGTTTGGTAACAATTTTTATTAAATATTTATATGTCATGTGAACCTCCCTTATATCAATAAAAAAAGGGGCCTGCAAGAGGCCCCTTTAGTTTGGTCTAGCTTAAGAATTAAGCGCCTGGTGATCCAAAGATACCTCTAGGGTCAGAGAATCCGAATGAATATCTCTCTCTAGCTTTGTATCTAACGTTACCAGTGTCAAAGTCACCTTCCATTGAATTTTTGATAGGTGCTCTTGTAAACATTTTTAAACCGTTAGGCACGTCTGTTTTAATGAAAAACGCATCAGTGTCAGTTAAGTAGTGGTTTACTACATAACCTTGAGGAATCATCCCCATTGAATTGATCGCGTTGATATCATTATCAGCAGTTCCAACTCTTTGAGCAGATTTCATTAATCTTTCCGCTGTGAATTGTAATTCACTTGGGATAATTAATTTCATTCCTCTCGCAGCGATTTTAAGACCTCTTTCATCTGTGAAAGCAGCAATATCAATTAAAGACTGCTCTAAAGATGTTTCGTTTAAGTCAGCAGAAGTTGCTAACTCATTTGAAAAAGATCCTGCTAGTGTAGGGTGGTCAGTAGCACAAAGCTCTTTACCATCTCCACCAGTAAACGCAGAGTCGAATGCGTTGTTTAACACGTTTGCTGCTTTAACTTGTTTTGTATTTGCCATAGATCTTGCAAGAGCTTTTGTGTATCTGCTTGCTAATCTATCATACAAGTTGTCCTCAATCGCTTCTTCAGTGATTGCGAACCCTAAAGCAATAGTTTCGTGCGTATAACGAGAAGTGAAAGTTTCTTGAGCATCATCGTAAGAGATACCTTGTCCTTCACCTTTTACTTGAGCATTACCAAATCCTGATAACATTACTTCCTCTTCGAAAGCTCTGTCTGACGTTTCATTGTCAAAGATTTCAGCGTGCTCATTCTCGTATCTTTTGTACTCCAGGCCAAATAGTGCATTTAAACCTGGCTCTAGTTCTTTAACTAGTTGTGATCTAGAAATAGCCATATTTTATATCCTCCTATTATATGCCTGTAGCCAAAGATCCAACGATGTATTGGTGTAAGTTCACCTTTACAACCACTGAACAGTTAGCTGCTGTTTGATCTGAGTTTTCTGGATCATCAGCTACTCTAACCATTCTCAATTGTTTTGCAGTTGTTGCTGCAGATGAGATGTCTAGAGTTACAGTTGATTTTCCATTATCATTACTACCCGCTGCTGCAGTTGTAGCATAAGTCAAACCAATTTTTGATTTTCTTAATGCTAGTGTTGCACCTAAAGTAGCGTTTGTTCCAATGATGTATTCCTGAAAAGGATCATCATTTACAAATGCAGTGATATCTTCACTATTTGCTGGAGTAGTAGCTGCTGGGTAAAAATTACTAAAAGTTGGTTTCTTTGTAGTAGCGTCTGTGTAAAGCACACCATTTAAAGTACCAACCATAGCAGTTCCTGCCGCTGCAGTTACAATGTAACCACCAGTTGTAGCGTTGATATCTACTTTTACTGGCTCTCCGTTGTAAATAGCATTAGTTTCACCTGCATCGATTTGGTAAGTTGACTGACCTTGAATTGCTGGAGTGTTTCCAACTCTCATTGCAGCCTTCAGACCAAACCCTTGGGTGTTGTTGTTTGCCATAGTTTTTTTCTCCTAAGTTTAGTTTGTTTAACTCGTTGGAGAAGAAATTGTTAAAAAATTAACTCTTCTTCGTTCCACCGAAAGTTACACGGCTTTGCCTATCAGCGTTAATAGGCATACTTGGGTGCTGTTCCTTCATAAGATCGTTATTTACTGCTTCGTCTCGGTCTTGAGTTTGCTTTTTATAATAAGCATCTCTTTGCCTTGCGATCTCTTCTGGTATCCTTGCCAGCAATAGGCCACCAACTCCAATGACTCCTGCGTATTTACCTGTTTCTATAGTTGCATAGTTCCCATCTGGATATTCATCCGCTCTCACGAGTTCCCAACCAGATCTGAATTTGCCTGTGATGTTTTTGGTATCATCGAAACCTAACACCTCAGATCGAATCCATCTATGCCTGAAACCATTTGGCGCAGGCGGTCCTTCTAGACTTGATGGTGGAGTCCAAACCTTTGGACGATCGCTTTTCGTCCTAGTTTGACTCGCGCGAAAAGTTTTCATTTTATCGTTTTCCATATGCTTAAACCTCCTTCGCGTTTAACGTTTGTTTTTGTTTTGCATAATCTTCCAGTGAAATCCCTAATTTTTTAGCAATTGCTACTTCCGAAGGGGAAAGTTTCACAGTTTTCTTGCGTCCTGTTTGAGCTGGACGTTTAGCCGAAGCTACAGTCTGAGCAGGTTTTGCTCTTTCTGTAGTATTTTGTTCTCCAGTATTAGCAAATTTTGAAGGAAATTCAACCCTCAATCTATTGTCTAATTCAGAAAAATATTCATCAGTTGACCCATCATATCCTTCATTCAACAAATCTTCATGTATTGAATAAGCAACGGCAGTCAACGCTCTGTCGGGACCAAACCAATCTTTGTTTTTATCTATCCAAGATTGGGTTTTTTGATCTATAGCAGGTTGTTGATTTACTGATTGCTGAGGGTAAAAAGACTCCATATTTTGTTCTTTTGCAGGTTTTTCTAATTTAACCTGTTTAGCTTTTAGATCAGCTAATCGGCCTTCTTCAAAACCTAACCTTGCAATTTCTTTTTGAGCCTCAACTTCAGTTTTAATATCCCCTGATTCTCTAGCGGATGCTAGTTTTGCTTCAGCGGCAACTAATCCTGATTTAATTCTTGTTTCAACTTCAGAGACATAATTCGTATCGAGTTTAGAAAGACGGTCATTAAGTTTATTCTTTTCAGATAAAACACTTTGAGCGTATTCTAAAGCCGCTTGTTCTCTTCTTTCAGCTTCTCTTAATTTTCCTGTAAGTTTAGAAATACGGTTTTTAACTTTATGGCCGTATTGTTCTATTTCTTCTTCAGAAAATTTCTTCCCCGTTTTTGGATTAATTGGCTCATCGAATTTAGCCTCTTCTTCCTTAGGTTGTTCAGCTTGAACATCAAGCTGCTCATCAGATTTCGTATCTGTGTCATCGGGCTGAGTATCGTTGACAGGGGTTTCGTTTGTTTCATTTTCTACTCCTTCAGTTTCAGTGTTTTGATTTTCTAAATTAATCTCCGCACCAGGACCTGAAGTATCTATGTCTACCATGTTTTCTTGTTTTTCTGCTTCTGGCATAGTTTCTTCCTCCTATGTGTTAAATATAATGTAATACCGATTCAGGATCTTGTATGGTACCAAGAACCTCATCGTCGTTTAGTATACGCACTTCACCCCCTTCAATTGGTAATCTTGACCCAGCGTATCTGGCAAAGATAACCCACTGACCTTCTTTACACCAAGGTTCTTCAAACTTTTCCTTATCCTTGTATGCAAGTGGACCCATTTTTAAAACGTATCCACAGTTGGTCGCGATTCTTAATTTGTCTAATGATTCTTGTGCAATAATTAAACCGCCTTTAGTTTTTTCTTTTGGTGTAAAAGGTAAAACTAAAAGTCTCCACCCTGATGGTTCAGGAAGTTGCTCAATTAATGATCCAATATTATCTGGATTTAAAGATGTGCTTTTTTCTTCTTTTGATTCTTCTTTGTATTTTTCTTCTAAGGCTAGTTTATTCTTTGGGACTTCCTGATTCGAAGTCGATAATGTTTCCGTCATTTTCTTTTTGCTCCTTTTGTTCTAGCAGGATAGAGATTTCCTGTAAAATATATTGTAGCGTTCTCGCTTGACCCAACATATAGTTGTATTTTTCCATACTGTCAACACCTCCACTGATCATAGCATCACCAATGTTTTGTAGTTGACTTTGTAATTTCTTTTGAAGTTTATAGGGTACTAAAAGTGGATCTTCCATTAACAATTCCATTTTCTAAGACTTTTATTAATCCTAGAGTCTGGATCGCGTGCGGTTTTTGCAGAAGTTAATCTTTTCTTCATACCTTTCATACGAGCGCAGAATGATTTTCTACGATTAGCAGCCTTAGAACCTTTCTTTAATTTAGAGGGTTTAGTTGTTACAGCTGTTTTTAATTTTGAACCAGGATTTGCAGCTCTATAAGACGCAACTCCTTTTTTGTTCAATCCACCAGACGGTGATTTACCTTCTTTTCTTTGCCATGCTGGTGTTCTTGCCATGGTTCGTATTAACCTCTTTTTGTATTTTTTGCAAATGTTTTTACATTGGTGGGCTTAGGGCCAGTGTTTGACGCTGCACGTTTTCGTTTTACGGCAGAAGCCTTCTGTCCAGCACTCATGCTTCGGGCCTTTGCAAGAGGGACACATTTCGGATATTTTCTTTTCGAGCCTTTTGAT